CCAGTCTCATGACGGAGTGACGCACGAGCCCAAGGGGTTGCGTCCTTGGGCGGGTCGCCAGGGAGGTCTTCGAAGAGCAGGGGGTAGTCGTTCGCCGCACTCCAGGCCGTGTGACCGAGCGCATAGATTTCGTCCCGTGCTTGCTCGAAGGTGAGGCTCACTGCTTCACTCCCACGATCCAAACGATGATCGTGCCACCAGGGGCAATGCGCTGCATCCCTTCGATGGTCATGCGGCGGCTCTGGTGGCTGTCATCAATGGCGTTATATGCACTGATGTCGTCGCTCGTGGCAATCAGGAAGAACTCGCTGCACCGCTTGGCCAGATCCTCGACGTCCACGCCCAAGGAGCCTCCCTGGGAAGGTGGGAAACCGACAGCCTTCACTGCCACCTTGGTCTCCGTCGGGGTTGCATCAGCACGCCACGGGGCAGCCTGATCGATGCCCGTGTCGAGCTTGACCAAGGTGACTGTCCGGCCGTACTTCTCGACAGCCGCGCGGGCCTTGGCGATCATCGGGCCGTAGTCGAAGGTCATCGCATGACTCCACCAGCCGGGGTGAGTAGTTCGTTAAGCCACCTGTCGGCGGTCGGGTAGGGCTTAATCGTTTGAATGGCCGCGCCGCCGCTGTACTCGATCTCTTCACTGATGGGGCCGACCGTGGTCTTGGTGCGCTTCACGTTCGGGTCGACCGTTGGGTCGGGCATCAGTTCTGCCGTGAGCGCCCGCTTGGCGTACTCGAAGACGGCACGAACAAGCCGAACAGGGAGCGCGTCTGTGGCAATAGGGGCACCATCCCGGTCGAGCACGCCGCTTCGCGGCCACGACAGAGCCTGCTCCTGAGTGTTGCGACGACCTTTCCAACGATGTTGAAAGCGCTGCTCCACATAGTCTGTCGCCTTGATCAATGCCGCCTGGATGGCTTCTGGTTCCGTGTCGGTGTAGTCCGTACCACGGTCTGCGAAGTAGCTGATGAAGTCTTCCACCGAGGCGTAGGACGTGGCATCATCTTGGCCGGTTCCATCTTCAACCACGAATCCCATCTTAGTACTCCGTCTCGATGACTTGGAAGTAGACGTCGAAGCCTACAGCGAGCGGCGTCGGTGAGCCGGTGCAGCACCAGACCTGAGGCGACAACCGCGTGCTCGTGGCAGGGAGGTCAGTGTTGATCGTGCCGCTTGCCGTGTGGCTGACAGCCATGGTCGTCGCATCGCGCCGCTCAACGTAGTAGTAGACGTTCGAGTCGTTAGGCTTGGCGTAGAACCACACGTCGTAGATGTCGGCGTAGTTCGTGTTCGCCGGGAAGTTGGCACCGAGGTCAATCTTGGTACAAGTGCCCGACGAATCGTTGTGGATGATCTGCCAGTTGGTGTCCGTGCCGTCCTTGGCCATGCCAATCGTAGACGTCAGGTTGGAAGGTTCGGTGCCACCGCTGATGACGCTGTTCACACCATGAAGACCCACGTAGGCGCGGGTTCCACTGTTCGCGTCGTCGAAGTTGGCGCGGCCACCGAATCGGCAACCGTACAGGAAGCCACCCTCACCGGCTGCACCGCCACGCCAGAACTCACTGACCGCGTGGCGAGTACCCGCCGCCGCGTTGTTCGTAACGGCGGTCGTGTAGGTGTTCTTCGGTACGTAACCACGGATGCCATCGGTGGCGACCATGGTGTGAGCACCGGCAGAACCTGTCACAGAGTTACCGAAACCACCAACCACCGCTGGAGTAGAAAGGTTGTTCGTCGCTTTCCACCACTTGATGCTCTTCAAAGGAATGCCACCCCACTGCATCAGCGGCGTCTTATCGGCATCCGGGCCATTGAGAACCGGGAAGAGCTTAGTGGCGCGATCGAGCAGGTAGGGCTTCGCCTGACCCGCCGCAGGAGTCGGGACCGACGTGCTGTCGAACGAACCGCCCGAAGGCCCAACGAGGGAAGTCGGGCTACCCCATGCTCCGGCCGTCTTGGGACCGTAGATGGTCCAGGTTCCGGTACGAATGTAGAAGTCGCCGTTGACACCTTCCGTGGTAGGTGCGGCCGAACCGCTGAGAACCGTGAGGCCATCAGCACCGTCAGCACCATTCGAGCCGTTGGAACCAGCCGCACCGATGAGGCTCGTGGGGCTGCCCCATGCTCCGGCCGTCTTGGGGCCGTAGATGTTCCATGCCGCCGTGTCGATGTAGAAGTCGCCATTGGCACCGAGGCCACTGTCCGGGGCACCGCTGCCATTGAGCACGCTCAGGCCGTTCGTACCGTTCGAGCCATTGGCACCGATGAGGTTCGTTGGGCTGCCCCAATCACCAGCGGTCTTCGGGCCATAAATGGTCCAGTTGCTCGTGCGAATGTAGAAGTCACCGTTCACGCCCAAGCCACCAGCCGGGGCATCAGCGCCCGAGCGCACGGTCAGGCCGTCGATACCGTCAGCACCATCAGCGCCCGGATTGCCCTGGATGCCCTGGTCGCCTTGCGGGCCAATCAGCGACACACCCGTCGGCCATGTCCCAGCGGCCTTCGGGCCGTACAGGAGCCAGGAGCCGGTCCGGATGTACCAGTCACCGTCTACGCCGATGCCACCAGTCGGGGCAGCACTGCCGGACAGAACCGTATTACCGTCAGCACCGTCGGCACCAGGGTCGCCCTGAGCGCCCGTGGCACCGAGGAGGCTGGTAGGGCTGCCCCAATCACCAGCGGTCTTAGGGCCGTAGATGGTCCAGTTGCTCGTGTTGATGTAGAACTCGCCGTTGGCTCCTAGTCCACCGCTCGGTGCGCCCGCACCATAGCGCAGAGTCGTTCCATCTGCTCCAGCAAGGTCGAAGGGGCTGCCCCATGCTCCGGCAGTCTTCGGTCCGTAGAGCTGATAGGTTGCTGTGTCGATGTAGAAGTCACCATCAGCTCCCGTGCCACCGGCTGGAGCGCCGCTTCCGTTGAGAAGGGTGCGACCATCTTGCCCGTCAGCGCCGTCAGCACCATCAGCACCATTAGAGCCGGGCGAGCCTGGATTGCCCTGGATGCCCTGAGGCCCAATGAGGCTGACTCCGGCAGGCCAGACGCCGCCTGCCTTGGGTCCGTAGAGCATTGAAGTGTCGGTGGCGATGTAGAAATCGCCGTTGGTTCCTGTGCCATTGGAGGGGGCTCCTGTACCGTTCAAGACGGTCTTGCCATCAGCTCCAGGGTTGCCCTGGATCCCTTGCCCGCCCGCCGCACCGTCGGCACCTTCTGCACCGGCCGGACCAATCAAGCTCACACCAGCGGGCCACGTTCCAGCGGCCTTCGGGCCGTAGATGTCCCAGGCTGTCGTATCGATATAGAAATTGCCATTATTGCCGGTTCCAGCAGACGGGATACCGGATCCATAGAGAATGTTATTCGTCGCACCCGCGCCATCAGCGCCAGGAGGGCCAGCTTGGGCCACACCACCAATGACGATGCCAACTTCAGCCGAAGGCGGGATGATTTCGATCTCGTCAGTCAAGGTCTGTCACTCCCGGCTTGATCTTGAAATTGCCTTCCATCACCACTTCGCTCACGCCCGAGCGCACCATGATGAGGTCGTACTTGTAGGAGCCGACAGCCTTGCCTTCCATGACAGAGCTGTCCACCATGAGCAGGATCTTGCCATCAGTGCCATCGGTGAGGAGGCTGATGCCCGAGCCCAAGGAAAGGGAAAGGATGGGGGTTGGCGTTCCTAGCTTGGGCACAACGTCCATGAAGAAGGTTGCGCCAGTGAGGTTGATCGGGTCGGTGCCATCAGTCAGCGTGACAACGTGCCGGAAGTCAACGTTCTTCCGTACCTTGTTGAAGTTGACCGTATAGACGCCGCCTGCCATCACACGACCTCGCCCTTAACGATACCCTCACGGGCTTGCCGACCATCTTCCACCGTGTAGGTGAATGCGATCACGCCAGTATAGTCCAAGTCCGGCGTGAAGGTAAGGAGTCCGTCAACCAGGGTCACTTCGCCATTGTCCACGGCCACTGCATCACCACCGTCTTCGATTGGCTTGCCATCGATACGAGTGATGACAAGGTTGGTGCCCTTGTCGTTGGCCAGAACGTCGATGTCCGTCAGCGGCGTGTCCTCTGTCACCTCGATCAAGTCGTAGGTGGCACGGAGTTCATTACGACGGATTGCGGCGTACTGGCGACGACTCATTTGCGTGCCTCCTTGGCTGCCAGGGCAGCTTCGGCCTTCTTGGCGTTCTCGGCCCGCACGGCTGCCAGATAGTCCATGATGTCGTGTTGGCTGGTGCGGTTGCCCTGCAATGCAGCGAGCTCACGGTTCGCCATGTCCTGCTCGGCCATGGCCTTCTGGAGCTCGACAAGGATGGTCTGCCGCTGCTTCTCGAGGTCGGTCACCTTCTTGCCCGCTGCATCAACCTTGGCCGATGCCTTCTCGAGTGCCGACTGCTCGGCCTTCTGTGCAATGGCAACTTCCTCACGAGCCTTGGCTTGGGCCGGGGTCTCGAAGGCCGGGTTGGAGCGGGTGAAGTGCGGTGCAGCCTTGACGATGTCGGCTCGCTTGACGCCCTCGATGCCCAAGGCGTCAATCTTGGGAGCGCCGTCGGCGGTCCAATGCTCGTCGTTGGCAGGGTCCAGCTTCGAGAGCGCTTCGATGATCTTGTCGGTCATGGGATGAACGGTCTCCGTTGATAGAAAAGTGCCCGAGGGACGGGGCAGCCCTCGGGCACCATATGCTAGGACTCACGGGGGAACAAGCCCTAGCAGAACGCCTTAGTCGTCACCGAGGACAGCGTAGGCGACCCAGAGGTCACCCGTCACCGTCATGTCGCCGGACTCGGCGTCGGTGATGGCAGCCGCGTCGATCAGGACGTTGAGGTTCAGCTCCAGCGAGCCATCCGTGTTGTTCAGGATGGCCGAGGTGCCGTTCTCACCGCGAGACGTCGGGCCGACACGGTCAGTGGCAGCACCCATCGCCGTCGAGGAGATGATGTTCGCCTCGTTGGTGTCGCCGAAGTCTGCGTCAGCCGTGGCTTCCGTACCGACAGCCCAGTCACCATCGAAGGTCGTGGTGAAGCTCGTGTCTGCCGTGGTGAACTTGGCATTGCCGACAGCACCGAGGAAAAGGATGTTGCCCTCAGGGAAGTCGCCGATGACAACCGTGCCGAAGCCTACGCCAGCACCAGCGGCGGCGACGTTGACCGTGTGGTTGAGCTTGATGCGCTCGACCTTGATGGCATCTTTGCCCTTCGCGCGGGCGAGTGAACGTGGAAGACCCTTACCCATTGTGAACCTCCTGGTCAGTTGGGTGACTGAAGCGCGCAGGATTGCCGCCTCAGGAGTAGACGAAGGGCGAGAAGCAGGGTGCTCCTCGCCCTCCGGTTTGCTTAGTGCTCGCGGGTGATCAGGCGCGCGACCTTGATCATCTTGCGCTCAGCGAAGACGCGCTCCCACGAGGAGGCGTTGGCGAGGTTGTTCGCGCCAGTGCCGTTCGTCGGGCCGGACTTCGGTGCGGTTCCGGCGTACTTGTGACCGGTCGGGTGAATCATCCACTCGACACGGTTGTAGAGCACTTCCTGACCGCCGCCGCCACCGGCACCCGGCTTGCGCTCGGTCTCGGTGGGAACCTTGGGGGTGCCGACGCCGAGGCGAACAGCGCCCTGACCGAAGAGCCACGTCTGGTAGACGCCAGCCGCCGCAGGCATACCGTCGTCGACCACCACGATACGACCCAGGAACGTCGGGATGCCTTGGGCAGCCGGGTTCGTGGCGTCCGGGATGAAGTCGATGAGGTTGTTCTTCAGCGCGCGGTTGTAGACGATGGAGTGCATCGCCACGAGGCCGAGGCTGTTCATGGAGTCACCCATGGTGATCGCGGCGTCGAGGAAGGCCTCGGCCGAGAACGAGGTGACGCCTGCCACGTAGGCACCACCGGACACGTCGTGCGTCAGGTCGTACTGAGCGTGCTCAGTACCGGCCGGAGCAGCGTCGTTGTCGGCGAAGACGCCCTTCATGGTGGCGATGAACGCTGCCTGAAGGCGCTGCGACCAGTAGGTCGAAACGAGGTCAGCGATGGCACCCATGGGGTCCTTCTGGCCGAGGGCAGCCGTGAGGTCCGCCGAAGCCCAGGACTGGTTGCGAGACAGGCGAACGCCGATCTCGGTAGCAGTGCCGATCTTCTTGGGACGGCTGTTCGTCAGGGAGTTCCAGGGGGTGTCCTTGAAGGTGTCGTCCGTCTCGTCACCGCTGTAGTTCTCTTCCTCGTTGTCGAGGGGCTTGAACGACGGCAGGTCGAACGTGAGGCCAGCACCAGCGAGGAGCTGATCGAGAGCGGCGTCCTTGACGAGCGCACCCGACTTGATGAGGTTGGTCTTCTCCTCGGTCTGCTGTTGCACGATCGGGGTGAAGATACGCGGTACGACGATGTCTGCGATTGCAGTAGAACCAGCGGCCATGATGAGGCTCCCAGGTTTGCGGTTGACAAAAGTGAGGGGGTGCCTTCTGCCTGCCACATGGCCCGGCTTCGGCCTACTTGGTGTCTGTCGGGCGGCTCTCCCACATGGGCGCTCTGCCAACGAACAGGTTCAAGACCACATGGCCTCGAGATGAAATCAGCCATACACCAGTTCACGCGAACTTGGCAAGAGGAGCCCAAAGAAAAAGACCCCGGAGCGTGAGCGCCGGGGTCCAGGTGAGTCTTCCAGGGAGTGTTAGTTCTTCGGGCGCGGCTTGGGGCCACCGATGGAGGTGCCAGCCGACTGAGCCATGCGCTCAGCCCGCTCGGGGTTCTCCTGGTAGACCCTGCCCTGCTCGGTGAGGTTCCAGTTCTCGAAGGTCCAGGGGTTGTTCAGGCCACCGCTGCCACCGCTGCCACCGGGCCGGGCTCCACCGCCCTGCGACGCGGGCCACCAGTGAGGACGCTTCTGCTGCATCTCGGTGAGCCACACGGTAGCATCGCTGTCCGGGGTGACACCGACGCCTTCCTTGGTGACGATGCGCCCTTCCTCGTCGACCTGGAACATGCGCTCGGCCAGGACCAGGGCATCTTCGACCGCCGTGTCCACCATCTTGCTCTTCGTGGCTGCTTCACGGACAGCGTCATGGATCAGCCGCCGCTTTTCCTTCGCCTCCATCTCAGCCATGCGGGCCTTCAGGGTATTGTTCTCGTCCTCGAGAGCCTTGGCCTTGCGCTCGACCGGCGACATGCGGGTCTTGATGCGGCCTTCGACCATCTCGTTGAGCTTGGCCTCGTCGATCTTGCCCGCCGCCGCTGCTTCCAGCTCCGGGAGCTTGTCGATCTTGGACACGATGTCCTCAGCGTTCTCGAGGAACGGTTCGAAGACCTTGAACTTCTCCTTGGTCTTCTTGTGCTCCTCACGCTCCAGGGCAGCCGCCCGGCTCAGCCGGTCCATGTCGGCTTGTGTCTTGATGCCTTCGATGCCCGTGAGTACGAACTTGCCGTCTTTCTCGGCGTACAGCTTACGGAGGGGTTCGTCGAGCTCATCGACGGAATCCATCACCACCTTCAATCCTGCCATTGGGAAACTCCTATTGCACCCGTTGAGGAAACGATCATACTGTCTTTCTACTCAGTTGGCAACTTCACCATCGCCCGAACATTGCGCTCGACGTCATCGAGGCGCTTCTTCCAGCCCTTGGCGAAGGTCGGGAAAGAGGGCCTGGACTGCATCCGTGCCCACCGCCGCTCCCGGAACCGTGCCCAAGCCGCGAGGGGTTCTTGGGCCTTGGCAGCCGCGAGCGTAACAGGCCCGATGATGCCATCCTGTCGCACACCAATTGCATACTGAGCGGCCTTCGGCGTGAAGTTGACCCCGTGCAGAACCGCCGAGTCGAAGGTCATGTAGGCAATGGGCAGGGGCATCCCTTCGCACTTCATGGGCGACCAGTAGTTCTCATGATAGATGGCAGCCCGCTCGTCTGCCGTCATGTCCCACACGTCCCGCTTCGGGAGGCGCTTGGCCGTCCTCCAGCGGTCGTATTCCGTTTGCAAGATGCCGCCACCAGTGCGGCCACCTTCATCGTCTGGGTGATCGACGTTGCCCTGCTTACCGTTGACCACGCCTTCGCTGACGAGCACAAGGTTCAGGGCCGACTTGAACTTGTTGGAGTATGCCACTCCCACACCCTTCAATCGTTGAGCCGTGGCACGTATGCCACGGCTCGGGAGCTGGTGCAAGAAGCACGGGGGTTGATTAACTTGGTGGACGTCTGTGAGTCCAGGGAATGCCGCGACAGCGAAGACTTCGAGCCATCGGGTTGTGGACCAGTGTCTTGCCCATGGGCACCTCCAATCGTTAGCCAACGAGTAGAGCTTAACGGGGCAGAACTTGGGTCACAAACACTTCATACTCCCCGCCCACCGTGAAGGCACCGCGCGCGTCGGGGTTGCTGATGGTGAGTACGAGCGAACCGGCCGGAGTCCACTTGGACCATTGGTGATTCGGGTGTGCCGGGTCGTCGCTGTAGACTGGCACGAGGCTGACGCTCTCGGCGTCGATGCCGGGTAGGATGGCCTCACACTTCATGCGCGCCACGATGGAGCGTGGTGCAGGCTTGGGCGGAATGCCGTGGCCCTCGTCGGGGAAGTCGTTCCAGCCGTCGATTTCTTTCTGGTTAATAATCGTAAACTCCTTGCTCAGGTGAAACATGGCAGTGACGTTCGGTGGCAACGGACCACGGGCGAAGATGACGAACCCGTGCCAATCATGGATGCCGTTTTCGTTAACGAATTTGTTCATGGAATGGCCCGTGGTCCATACATCGTCCACGACCAAGGTCTTCCCTCTTGGGGAAGCCCAAGGGGCGAAGGCGGGGACCAATCGCTGACCTCCGCGTGGCACCCCGAGTACTTCGTCGAACGGAGCCAGCTTGGGCACCGCTATTCGGGCGATCGCCAAGAGGTCATCACTGGTGAGGCTGTCGCACTCAATCTTGAAATCAAGGGTCTTCCCGCTCGCACCTACAAACGCACCATGCTCGATCACAAGAAATCCTCCGGTTCTAGGCCAGCTTCGGCAAAGATGGCTCGATATTTGCTTGCCAGTTCTCGGAGGGTGTACGTGCGCCCGCTCTTGTCAACGAACGAGTCCATGTTCAGCTTGCCGGCGCGGAACAGACGTGCACGAGTGACTCCCAGAATGTCGTCCTGAATGTCCTTGGTTTGCCGCCGCAGGAACGTGTTGAAGTTCTCGCTTGCTGGTACGACCGACGTCAGCTCCCTCATGCGCTTGCGGGCGAAGTCGTCGAAGCCTGTCTTATAGCCACGGGGCAAGTCAGCGCGCGTGCGGGGCAGGTCGAGGTCATTCTCTTCGGCATACTCACGGAGGAGTTGCTTCTGCGTGAAGTTGCGGGCCGGACGGTCGCCCAAGGCACCTTCCAGGAAGTAGGGCACACGGAGGCTTCGGCAGTTGAAGTGGAGCGGGGGCTTGGGGCCAGTGCCAATGTCGAACACCTTGCCATCGTTGGCGCGGCACACTGGTGTCGTTCGGCTGTCCAGCGTGGCCACAAAGCGCTCCTTCTCCAGGATGTCGCTGTTCGCCTCGTAGAAGGCCGTTCGCACATCGTTGCTGATGGCCATGACTGCAGTCCGGGTGATGGCCGCTGCATTGCGCCGGGTAATCTCTGTGACGCCGTTGCTGCCCTTCATCTCAGCCGTGCCGACAATGCGGCTGGCAATCTGTGCCGAGGACTCGCCCTGCAACATGCCGATCCGGATCTGCGACAGGATGCGCTGTATGTCCTGCTCCTTGATGTCGTTGGCCCAATCCTTCAGCACCCGCCCTTCGAACGGGTTGTTCTTCACAATGCCCTGGATCAGGGACGAGTCAGGTAGGGTAAAGCTCAGGGCCACGGGGCTCGCAGACTGGATCAGGCCAGCAATGAAGCCGGGCTCTGCCTTGGCCATGTCCGTCAGGTTCTTCAACCATGCCGCGTTGACCTCGGCCCATGCGTTCTGTCGCAGGAACCGCACGTACTCCTCCAGGAGCTTCATGCGCCTCGTGCCCAAGGAGGCCGCGCCAGCGTGTCCGTCGAGACGCTTCCGGATCTGTTCAGCAAGGTCCTTCTCTGTCTTGTCGAGCAGGGCCGTGATCTCGTTGCGCATGGCACCCGACACACGCAAGAGGTGAATCTGGTGGCGAATGAAGGCGTCGTGAATGTTCTGGTTGACGTAGCCCCAAGCCTCTTCTTCCAGTTCCGTGACCAGCTTCTTTATGGAGCCTTGAACGTTCGTGAGCTTGTACCAGCGACCCTTGAACTCCTTGTCCTTGCCCCGGTTGGTGTACTTGGCCTCCACCTTCTGGGTGAGCTCGATTGTGTCATCGGCCGGGATGCCTGTCTCGTAACGGCTGCCCGTGATGTAGGCACCACCGAGCTCGAGATAGCCCGCCTGCCATGCATCCACGATCATGGACTTGAACTTGTCGAAGACAACGATGTTGGCCGCGCCGACACGCTCGTTGTAGATGCGCCACACGTCACGGAATGACCACTGATTGCCTTGCGGCGTCAGCGGGGGCAACTCGTCATAGATGTAGAGGACGTTAAGAGCGAAGCCCTTCAGGTTCTTGGTTGCAGCCATGGCGGTCACTCACCAAGATTGATGCACTCACCATGGATGCGCGGGGTCAGGCCCATCATCGACAGCTTCGTGGCCAGCTTAATCTTCGTGTCTTCCAGTGAACGCTGGCACAAGGCTTCGGCCTGGAAGTCAACGCCGCTGTTCAGCTTGAAGCACTGGACCGGCTGATTGTCGAGCAGCCCACATGCCAGGATAATGGCCTTCCACATTTACTCTTCTTCCTTGGGCTTTGTGGACTTGGCCTTGATCAAGTCCTTCTGGCGCTCATGCTCTTCGTCGGGGTCCTTGAACCGGCTGGAGTCGGGGTCCTTCTCCGGATCGTAGTTTGGGTCCTTGTTCTTGTCGTAGTTGGGATCATCCGGGTCGGTGATGGCACCAGGGCCACCAGTAATGAGCGGGGCTTCCTGCTCGATCTCTGCCAGCTCTTCCTCGAGATCCATCTCGGTGAGGCCACGGCTCTGCATGTTGCGGTGAATGGTCTTGTTCGAGATGGGTGCACCCATGTTCTTGGCCGACACAAGCTCGACGAGGTCCTTGCCTGTCATCGGCAGGGTATCGAACTCCAGGTTCGGCTCGACCACCACCTCGTCGGGGTTGGCACCTGCCCACTCAGCCACGGTCTTTAGGATCTGCTCCAGTGCATAGGCACCAGTGAGCGCAATCTGGTTCAGCGTGGCAGTCTGTGCGCCGAGACGGGTCTGCATAGCCTCGCCCGACTCCTTGGCCTTGGACCGTGTGTCGATAAGACTGCCCGCCTTCTGCTGAGCCAGCGTCTTGTCGTTCTCTAGGGCCGAGCGCATCTCTGTCAGGCCAGTTGCCTCGACGCCGATGAACTTGGCATCGCCGCCTTCCTTCAGCACGATGCTGGAACCGGCTCCAATGCGGTAGGTCTTGTCGTCATCACCACCGATGATCACGAGGGTGTCTTGGCCCTGCATGAACAGGGCTTGGCGGTAGTCAGCCTCGCCTCGGTAGATGGCAAGGCACAAGCGCGCAAGGCCCAAGAGGGGCGGGTCGTCAGGCTTCGAGACGACGTCCTTGGTGTTAACGAATACGAATGGAATCTTGTCGAGCGTCTTGCCACGAATGCTCGGTGCCAGCATCCCGTCCTTATTGTAGCCGGTGCTCCGGAACTGCCCTGCCATGTAGACGCGAGTCTTGTTCGGGTCGTAGTCCTGGTCCAGGAGCTCTTCGCCAAGCTGAAGCACGCGGTACTTCTCGACGCGGTGCCATGCGAAGTCAGCGTTGCGCTCTTCCTCGCTTTCATCCAGGACCACGATGTTCAGGCTGTCGCGCCCATCCTCGCGCCGTCCATCGTCCCAGTTCAGTATCGCCTGAGCTTCGTAGAGGGCAAGGTAGGGCAAGGGGTTCTTCGGGTCAGGCTTCTTGGGCAGGTCGGCGAGCAGGCCAAGTCGGCCGACGACAAGCTGTTGCTCGTTGATGCGGCGAAGCAGGGCCTCAAGACCTTCGCCCTGGAGTGTGGCGTTCTCGAGCAGGGGTTCCAGGGCCTTCGGGAGCTCAATCTGCGGGGGCTTGTTCCACATCATGCCGAGCAGTGTCTCGACAGCATCAGCCATGAATTCGTGGAAGACCGCGCGCATCTTGTAGGCACGATAAGCCTCATATCCGGCTGAGCCTACGACAGTCACACCATCGGCCACCATGCCAGACGTCGGGGGCAGGTACAGATTGCCCTTCTCCTTGATCACCCGCTCACCGCGATAGGTATCGCGGCACATGGTCCAGTCTTCAAGGAACTGGGAGTATAGCGGGTGAACGTTCTTCAGGGACATCCGGTCGCCCTCGCATTGGGATAGGGGTCAACATACGGGCATCGGGAGCCCAAGGCAAGCGGGTCGTCAGTATGCCCCGACGACCTTGCCCTGAGTGCTCTTGATCGTGACAGCCCGCACGCGGTAGCGGGTCTCGTCGGCGATGTGGTCCTCGGCGTCACTATCCACATCGTCCATGTCCTTCTCGTCACGGGGCAGCACTGGCACCGTCCGTTGGAAATCGCGGCACCGGCCGAACACGAACAGGCCGGGCTCTTCACGGAGGCCAAGCTTGGGCTTCTTGGCTGCCTTCAGCCTCTTGCGCATCTGCTCCCAGCCTGTCTTACGACTGCCAGGGCTCTTGTCGGCGCGCTCGAACCGTGGTCCTGGGAACTCGCGGCCATCGTCGAGGCGCACCCGCTTTTCCATGTCGTCGGCGATGCACATACCGTTCTCGACGTCGTAGATGCTGGCATCGGCAGGACCGGGCCGCACCCGACCATGGATACCCATGTCGATTTCACGCTGAATGATGCCCTTGGCGATGTCGATGGCCAGCATCTTCAGGCCCTCGTTGGGCTCGCCCGTGCTGCCATACCATTCGGCGATCCGGAACAGGTCACCACGGACACTGGAGCGCACCTTGCCATCGCCGTCCAGGTAGTCGCTGCCATCACTCTCGGCCCACCATCCCACGCTGAAGGGCTTGGAGCTTCCCCAGTCGAACGAACGGTCAATGCGCCAGGACGAAGGTACGTTGAACGACTTCACCACATGCACCTTCGGGTCCCACACGTCATCGAACATGCCACCGGCAACTATATCCCATGAACCATAAACCCAAGCCTGCAACTCGGCGTCGTTGCGTGCCGCGTTGATCAGTCGCTGGATGTAGTCGGGGTCTGCCTTGAGCAGGATGGTGTTCTCGTTAATGTTTCCATGGATGGCCATGCGAGGCGGGTTCATCTTGCCCGACTCCTCGTCCAGCTCACAGATGGTGCGGTTGCGCCAGCCTGGAAGCTTGAAACGATGCTTGACCCAATTGTGTCCAGGGCCGTAGGGGTTGGTCGTGGAGCGGTAGCGCATCACGCGGGCGACAGCCGGGTTGGACGAACGGCATGTGGACATCATGCGAAGGTAGCCCACCGGGTCAGCCCAGTTGCACAACTCTTCCCACCCGATCCAGGGGTATTCGTGGCCGTGGTAGTTCCAATAATCCTTTTCGTGTTGGAACTGGCGAAGAAGCAGTTTCTCGCCCGTCGGCCATGTCCACGTGTGATCGCTCTGGTTGTACTTCGCCTTCGGAAAGGCCAGCGGGAACCACTTCTGCGTCTTGCTGATGACGTCCTGGAGTTGCTTGTACGTCTGCCGGAACAGGATGCCTTTCCAGGCCGCGCCGAAGCCCTGCTCCACGCCAGCGCAGAAGTCCATGAGCAGCGTGTCGGTCTTGCCAGGGCCGCGCGTACCTTCGTACAGAACCTCGAAACACCACTCCCGGGTCTGCATGAACTGGATCTGGCTGCCCCACATGGGCTTCCAGAGCCCAAAGAAGTCACCAGGGTCAGCGGGGTTGGGAAGGCCCTTGGCCTCGAACGTGCTAACGACCTCAGGCCTCCAGTTGAAGGCCACGGTCTGCGTCTGTAGTTCAGTCAATGCCACCATCCTCGGCAGGCGGGTCATCCTTCGGCGCGTACAGTGCTTCCCACTCTTCGCGCGACAATGCCATCGGGATGATGATCACCCCACCGCCTGACCCCGTCATAGCGACGTCGAGCTTGTCCCGATACTCGGGGTCGTGCCGCTTCAGCATCATCGCACGGATGTTGCTTTCGTAGACACGCTTGACGCGCTCCTGTCGCTTGTCACCTTCGCCCGTGATAATCTTTTCTTCGTGCCCTTCGAGTGCCTCCTGCTCGATCTGCCCGCGTACTGTGTCGCACCGGATCTGCCATGCCTCGACCTCAGCCTCGGCGAACTTGGGGTCCTTTTTGCGGTGCCGCTCGACGGTCATCAACGTGACGTTGGCAGCACGGGCCGCACGACCCTTCAGGCCATGCTCGGCCAGCTCCTCCAGGTAGATCTTCTTCGCGATGTCGTCGAACTTTACCCGACGAACGGTGATGTCCTCACGCCAGTCGGTCATGTCCACCACGGGGCGGGGGCTGCCAGTGCTTGACTTCGTCGGCGATGTGCGGTCTTCGGCCATGTGTTGTCCCGAGTTCACGCGAACGCGCGTGTGGACTGCAACTTACGGCACAACGAGTTCATTCGCAAGCCCAAGGGGACAGAGGCCAGACCTACCGACCTGTCCAGAGTGCGTCCATACTACTCTGGCCACGCTTTTTCCAAGTGATCCCATGGGGTTGCGCGCGCGCGTCTATAGTGGTCATTATTATCTATTGATTGATCTATAGTAAAAAATAAGGGGTAAAAGCTGCCAGCCCGGCCAAAAGATGGCAGCGATTTTATTTTGCTCTGGCCACCTGACCCTCTGTCCACTTTCCCTATTCCTTGGGCTTGTTCAACCACTTAACGACATGTCCGGGATTCCCGATTCTGGCCACCTCCGGCCAAAGTCCTTCGTACGAGGCCGAAACCGCCCGATCTATGGCCAGGGTTGACGAATCGTTGTATATACTCGGGTTGTCTCAGCATCAAGACCGGGGGTCACCCGGCCTTGGTTAATGCTTACCC